GTTTATTGCAATGGAACGACTGATTACATTACTGCTATTGCTGCACAATCTTCAGGTAGTACATTGTCAAGCGTTACTGGTTCAAGTAATGCCACAACCATGTCTATTGCATTTTTGAGGGGTGCGTGATGGATATTGATCTCGTTCAATATGGTCAAATTATTTCCAAAGTCGACACTCTTGAAAAAGAAGTTGGCGAGATGAAAGCAGATTTGAAAGTTTTGCTTGAGTTGGCTAACAAATCTAAAGGTGGATTTTGGGTGGGAATGACAATAGCGTCAATGATTGGTGGCGTGATCCATTTTTTTGCTGAACGCTTTGTAAGATGATTGATCCAATCTCAGCTTTTGCGATGGCTCAAGCTGCGATTAGCGGTGTAAAGAAGTGCGTTGAGCTTTATAAAGAGGCCAAAGAAGTTGGCGCTGATGTGGTTGAGATTACCGCAGAGGTGACAGGCCACATAGGTTCCTTTATGGAACATAGCGAGACGATGGCTAAAGCGGTTGAGGAATCTAAGAAATCTCCTCCTGCTCGTGGTGAGAGTTTGAACAAGCGTGCTTTTGACAACATAATGAAGTTGCGTCAACTGCAAGAGGCAGAAAAAGAGTTAAGAGAGTTCCTGATCTACCAAACACCAGGTTGGGGCGCTATTTGGACAGAGTTTGAAGCGGAGAGAGCGAGGCTCAGAAAGGAGCAAGAATCCGCAGAGCGTGAGGCAAAAAAGCCGCAATGGACGCTTTACGAAAGCGCCAAGAACTCATTGATAAATACAAGGTCAGAGTGGTCGTTAGCATCGGTATTTTGTGCCTTGTCTTGGAATTCGTTGGGTTGATGTACTGGGTACGTCAAGATTACTTAAAAACTAAATATCATTTGGAGAGCGTATGAGTTGGATTGAACAAATTGCCCCCACAATCGCTACTGCTTTGGGTGGCCCTTTAGCTGGTTTAGCCGTTGATGCGGTGTCTAAGGCGATTGGTGTAGACCCTAAAGACGTACAAGACACGATCAATTCTGGTAAGTTATCTGCTGAACAAATAGTCTCTATCCAACAGGCTGAATTGACTTTAAAGACCAAAGCTCAAGAAATGGGCTTGGATTTTGAGCAATTGGCAGTTACTGATCGTAAATCTGCAAGGGATATGCAGATGTCAGTTAAGTCATGGATTCCCCCTATATTAGCCATTGGGATAACAATTGGGTTTTTTGGTATTATGTATGGCATGATGTCTGGTCACTTTCAGTCATCTGAGGCACTTATGATGCTTATAGGTTCTCTTGGTACTGCTTGGACAGGAGTTATAAGTTTCTATTTTGGTTCTTCTGCATCTAGCCAAGCCAAAGATCAGTTACTTCATCAATCAACACCTGTAGCAAAATGAGTACACTAACCACACACTTCACTTTAGAAGAATTAACTTTTACTGACCATCGTGAACTTGACAACACTCCAAATGAAACTGAGAAAGCTAATCTCATGCGATTGGCAGTCTTTTTGGAAGATGTCAAGACACTACTTGGCGGTGCTCCAATTATGGTTAACTCAGCGTTTAGGTCTAAAGCAGTTAATGACTCTGTTGGAAGTAAAGATACTTCTCAGCATAGGGTTGGTTGTGCTGCTGACATCCGTGTACCTGGCCTCACTCCTGACCAAGTAGTACAGAAAATCATAGCCTCCGACCTTGGATATGACCAAGTGATTAGAGAATTTGATCGTTGGACTCACATTTCTGTGCCTAACAATGCCTATGATAAGCCTCGCAAAATGGCGCTTATTATTGACAAACAAGGCACGAGGAAGTACAGTTGAGACTCAGTTGCCAAACTTTTAAGGGGAATTTTTTCCCCTTTTTTTTGCCTTAAAACTGTCACACACAAAAGTGACAATTAGTTATGCAAATCAAAATCATAGATGCAACTGTTATAGAGAACTATGATCTTTTGAATGATCTTCAAAAAGAGTGTTTGCCCCATGATGATTTATATAACGTATTAGATGGATGGTGGTGGATAGCTTATGACAACGATCAGCCTATTGGATTTAGTGGTCTTGTTCGCTCTAAACGTTGGAGCGATACTGGTTATTTTTGCCGCGCGGGTGTTGTTAAGCGATATCGAGGCAAAGGAATACAAAAAGACCTTATCAGAGTTAGAGAACGCAAGGCTAGGAAGCTAGGCTTCAATTGGATCATCACAGATACGACTGATAATCCTCCATCGTCTAATTCTCTTATTTCATGCGGTTACAAACTATTCAACCCCTCTATTCCTTGGGGGGGACGTAGAACTCTTTATTGGAGAAAAAGACTGTGAAATACTATTCTGACGAAGAATTTATCATGTTGTTTCAGTTGTACAAAAGCCCTAGCGTAATGGCTTCTGAGCTTGGTATGTCTGAAAGGGCTATATACGCTCGTAGAAACGCTCTAGAAGGCAGATATGAGATTCAATTAGAAACCGTAGAGGCTAAGAATAGGGTTGAGCCAAAGCCTCCTAGACTTGATTTAGGCATATTGAACGGCACAGTCATCGTTTTCTCTGACGCACACTTTTGGCCTGGCATCCGTACAACTGCCTACGATGGATTGATTTGGGCCATCAAGAACGTGGAAAACGTCAAGGCAGTCATCAACAATGGTGACGCATTTGATGGCGCATCTATTAGTCGTTTTCCTAGAATTGGGTGGGATAAAACACCATCTTTGATTGACGAGGTCAAAACGTGCGAGATAGCTCTTGGTGAAATAGAAGATGAAGCCAAAAAAGTTAACAAAAATGTTAAGTTGATGTGGCCTTTAGGCAACCATGACGCTAGATTTGAGAATAAATTAGCTGCTAATGCTCCACAGTATGAACACATTAAAGGGTTTAGCTTAAAAGACCACTTCCCTGCTTGGCATCCATGTTGGTCAGTTTGGCTAAATGAAACCGTAATCGTGAAACATCGTTGGAAAGGTGGCACACACGCTACCCATGCCAATACCCTTAATTCTGGTGTTTCTATGGTCACAGGGCATCTACATAGCCTCAAAGTAACCCCATACGATGACTATAACGGCACACGATACGGTGTGGATACAGGGACGTTAGCAGAGCCTACAGGCCCACAGTTTGAGAATTATCTAGAGCACGCACCGACCAATTGGAGGTCGGGTTTTGCTATACTTACGTTTCACAAAGGTGTATTATTGTGGCCTGAAGTGGTAAAAGTGTACGATAAAGACCACATCGAGTTCAGAGGACAAGTTATAAAGGTCTAACATGACAAACTTTAAGATTACCCAAACTAAAAATAAACCCACTAAGGGTGAAGTTTACGAAGTTATTCGTGAGCACAAAAAGGAACGTGAAAAAATCATGGCGCTTGAAAAAGAATTGCGTGCCCATGAGAAGACAGACATGACTCACGCACATCCAATGCACTCACCTAGTGCAACAGTTCACGGTCAAACCAAAGCCCCATTACCTAACATGAGAAAGTAATCGGTCAATCGTAACGTTTAGGGCATTCAATTCTTCCATTTTTTGGATAGCCCACATACGTTTTTGACCATGCCAACCCATGATTGGACCTTGGTGGCAGTCTTTACATAACGCAACACAGGTATAGGTCAAGCCTTGTTTTATATGGTGGGCATCTGATGGGCCACTTGCATCACAGACCGAGCAAGGTAGCTCTTTAACCCTACCCAAGTGCTCACGTTCACGTTTGGTGAGCTTGCTATTCATGGGAACGGATTCCAAGCCTCTCAGAAGCCTCTCTGGTGCGAAATATATCAATGGACAACCTAGAGGCCTCAAGTTCGTATTTAAGCGTTTCCTCGACCTTTACAGCGTCTACAAGCTCGTTTATGGTTTGAGCGTACAACTCACTAGCGTAAGCCTCACGTTCTTGGGCAGAAACTTGGGTGTAGCCATTTTCCAACGCATCACGCATCGCATGGGCTTTAATTGTTTTTAGTTTCATCTCAGCGCCAATCCGTCTAGATTTAGCACTTGCGTACACACTAGCGTTTAGGGCTATAAATTCTGCGTGTTTTTCAGGGTTCATAGCGCATCCACAAGTTTAAGCACCCTAATGGCCGACTCAATGTCGGTCACAATAGCCAAAGTGCCACCAGGCCATTTGCCGTGAAATGTGATTTGGTCTTCAGTAAGGTGATTTTTTCCATGTTTCACCTCCATCAAGATCGTGTTTCTCTTATAGCCAACAAGCAGATCAGGAACACCTTTACCCACAGTTGCTAGGGAAACCACAAAAGCACCGTGATCTCTCAGAGCTTTAACGATCTCAACGTGATTCTGATCCACTCTTGCTGCTCTCATTTTCTAGTTCCTTAATTCTCGCTGCAATGGCTTTACCTAACCCTGTAAACAAACCTGTTGGGTCTTTCTCCATGATCCCAACTTGGTATCGTGCATGGTCAATCCATCCTGGCATCATGGCTAGACGTGCGTAATGGTCAATAAATTGCTCAATTTTAAACATCATTCTGAGAGTATATTCCATGCAACTGCTGCCACTCTAGGAACTTGTCCATTGCCAATGGCTTTAAGTCTGTCCACTCTAGAGGCCATCCCATTAACCACTCGACCCACGTTGGGTTCAACCGGCCATCCGTAGTTGGCTCTAAGCTCATCACCACTTCTCCAAGATTGCTTTTCCAATGTTGGTTGGTCGAGTCTAGATGTCTGCTGATTGCGTGTCTTGAATCCTGGCAAACTGGTGTGGGCCACTTCTTTTGCGACAATCCAAATTCTATCTCTCTGATGTGGCGCTCCAATGTCACCTGCTCCCAACACTCCCCATCTCGCATTAAACCCCATTGAGGCCAAGTCTCCAAGAACTCGTCCAAGTCCCCTAGAAGTGAGCATTGGTGAGTTTTCCACAAAGACGTGCTTTGGTCGTACCTCGTGAATGATGCGAGCCATTTGTCCCCACATTCCTGATCGTTCTCCATCAATTCCTGCGCCTTTTCCTGCTGCTGAGATGTCTTGGCATGGAAATCCTCCCGAAACAACGTCAACAATTCCTCTCCACGGTCTTCCGTCAAAGGTTTGTACGTCATCCCAAATCGGGAAAGGCGGGAGAAGGCCGTCATTTTGTCGGGCGCACAGTACGCTTGCTGGGTATTGTTCCCACTCAACGGCACAGACTGTTCTCCATCCGAGCAAATGTCCCCCAAGTATTCCTCCACCAGCGCCTGCGAAAAGAGCCAACTCATTCATAGTTCCCCTTATTTAAGTGCAAGCCAAAGACCAATTTGACTAAACGCATAACCTAACCAAATAATTGCGTTAGGAAATGCATCCTTGCGTAATTGCAAAATACCTACCATCAAATATCCAAGCCCTGTTGCTGCGATAATGGTTTTTTCCAACATTTGTA